CTCCGTCATCAACGGAACCGGCCTCGCAGCCCCGACCTTCTGATAGGTCCCCCCTCGTCGGTCGGGCCGGTACCAGTCCCGGCCCGGCCGACACCCCCTACTTCGAGGAGTTCAACATGTCCGAAGCGCTTTGGGAGAAGCAGGCCCCTAGCCGTGTCCAGAAGCCCGCAGAGGCTCCCGCACCGGCTCCGGCCAAGAAGGCCACCAAGAAGGCCAAGAAGGCGTAACGATGGCGTACACGTCGCTCAGCGTGCTCAAGGACTACCTCGGCATTCCGAGCGGCACCACGTCCGAGGACACGCCGCTAACAGCAGCGATCAACGCCGCGCAGGACCTGGTCGACGGGTACTGCAACACGACGTTTGAGACGGTGACCGAGGCGCGTGTGTACCGTGCCGACGATCCGCAGGTGTTGCTCGTCGACCAGTTCCACACCCTCACCGGCCTGGTCGTCAAAACCGACACGAACAACGACGGCACCTACGACACGACGCTCACGATCACGACCGACTTTGTGGTGCAGCCGTTCAACGAGCCGCCGTTTACGTCGCTGCTGAACGTGTCCGGCGACTGGCCCCGGTACTTTTCCGGCCGGCCAGCCGTCGAGGTCACAGCGGCCTACGGCGACCAGAACGACGCAGCTGTGCCGTATGCCGTGCAGCAGGCGGCCCTGATCCTCGCCGCACGCCTGTACCAGCGCAAAGCATCCCCGCTCGGCATCATGACCGGCTTCGCTGACTACGGCATCGCCCGCATCAGCCGCCAAGACCCCGACGTCGCCGCCCTGCTCCAGCAATACAAGCGGCTCGCGACCGCCTGATGGCCGACTACACCGCCATCAGGGACGGCCTCGCCGCACAGCTCGAAACTGTGCCGACGTTCCTGACCGTACACGCCACCGTCCCCAACCGCATCGTTGCGCCGGCGGCCGTCGTCGTTCCTGGCCGGCCTGTCGCCACCTACCACGACAGCATGATCGGCAGCGGCGGCTCGCTCACCGTGTTCAACTTCGAGCTGGTGTGCGCAGTGCAGTCGATGACGGAGGAGTTTGCCCAGGACGCCCTCGACGACCTGATCAGCGGCGCGAACAGCGTGCCGGCAGCTGTTGAGGCTGACCCGACCCTCGGCGGCGCAGCGACGACGTGCCAGGTTCGCCAGGCCGTGGACTACGGCGTGGTAGCCTTTGCAGATACCGAGTTCATCGGTGCCCGTTTTCTCGTGGAGGTCTTTGCACGATGACCAGCTACACCGTCACGTCACACAAGCTCGTCGGCCATGAGCACGGCGACACTGTGACCGACGACGACCTCGCAGGCGCGAACGTGCCCGCATTGATCGCCGCAGGCCACTTGGCCGAAGCGAAACCGAAAAACAGCCGAAAGGCCAACCCAGAAAGTGAGGCCGACTGATGGCCGTTTTTCTCCAAAATGACGTAGAAGTCACAATCAATAGCGTCTCGCTATCTGATCACGTGGCGTCAATCACGTGGACTGAGACAAGCGACGAGCTCGAGACGACCAGTATGGGATCGGCAAACAGGACCCGAATTGGTGGGTTGAAGGACGGCAGCGTGTCGATTGAGTTTCATCAGGACTTCGCCAGCTCCAGCGTGTATCAAACCCTGTACCCGCTGCTCGGCACCGTTACTACCGTCACGATGACTCCGACCAGCGCGACAGCTGCGGCCGACAATCCCGAGCACTCAGCGAGCGCTCTGGTCACCGAGCTGCCCATCATCGACGGCAGCGTGTCTGACCTGGCCACCGTGTCGGTGACCTGGCCGCTGTCCGGCGCAGTCACGGTGACCGCTCCGTAGCATGCTTGATCTCTCCATCTCAACCCGACTGGCCGACGAGACGGAGCCAGTCACAAGCAAACCCACGATGGGCACGCTGCTCCAGCTGGAGCGGTACTTCAACCTGCCAAGCGCCATCGAGGCGTTGCAGCAAACGAAAATCGAGCATGTGGCGTGGCTGGCGTGGGAATCACGCCGGCACGCCGGGCTCGTGGTGCCGACCTGGGAAAAGTTCCGAGACACGCTGGTGGACATCGAGTTCGACAGCGACAACGACACCCCTTTAGCCGAAGGGGAACCGCCTACGGCATAGCGTCGTTGGCACTCGCTACCGGGCAGCCGATCAGCGAGCTTGAGAACGCTTCCCCGGCCGTCATTCGTGCGTTGCAGGCGATACTGAAAGAGCGTCAGCAGGCGCAAGAGAAAGCAGCACGGAGGCGCTGACGATGGCACAACCCGCAGTCCGAGTCGAGGGCGGCAGGGAGCTGCGTCGAAAGTTCCGTGAAGTCGGCGACGACATGACCGACCTGAAAGACCTGCACAAAGAGCTCGCTGACGACGTTGCTGGCACGGCAAAGACCAAAACGCCGGTGCGTAGCGGCCGGCTGCGCAACTCGGTCCGAGGTTCCGGCACCAAAACCGCTGCGCGTGTTCGTGCCGGCAACAACCGAAAGAGCGGCCCGACCTCGGTGCCCTACGCCGGCCGAATCCACTTTGGCGACCCTGGCAGCCGCACTCGTGGCCGTATCAGGCCGCAGCCGTTCCTGTACGAAGCCCTCGACGATCGCCGCCAGCAGGTCGTCGACCGGTACAACGACCAGGTGCGGGCGATCATCAAGCGCACGTTCTAGGATTGCGACATGGCAGCAGGCTCAAGCGTCATCAACGTCGCCATTCTCGGCGACGCTAAGCAGTTCAAGCGTGCTGTCGGTGAGGCAGGCGACAAGCTCGGTGCGTTCAGCAGCAAAGTCGGCACCGTGTCGGCAAACGTTGTCAGAGGCTTTGGTGTCATGGGCGCTGCGGCCGGCGGCCTTTCCATCGTCATCGGCAAACAGCTGTTTGATGTTGGCGAGGAACTGACCGCCCTCGACCAGAAGATCGGCACCGTATTCTCCGGCGACTCGCTGGACACGGTTACAAGCTGGGCTGACGAGGTCGCTGCCCGTATGGGCCTCACCTCGACCCAAGCAGCCGGCCTTGCTGCTAACGCCGGCGACCTGCTCAAACCGATGGGGTTCACGGCCGACGAAGCCGCCAACATGTCGACCGAGATCATCGGCCTGGCCGGTGCGTTGTCGGAATGGTCAGGCGGGCAGCGTTCGGTGGAGGAAACGGCCGACATTCTGTCGAAGGCGTTGCTCGGCGAACGTGACTCGCTCAAGTCGCTCGGTATCTCGATCAACCAGGCCGAGGTCGACCAGCGTGCCCTGACGATCGCACAGCAAGAAGGCCGTGACGCCATCACCGCTCAGGACAAGGCGCTGGCGACGCAGGCGCTGATCCTTGAGAAGTCGACGGATGCGCAGGAGGCGTACGCTGCCGGCGGCAACAAACTCACCGCAGCCCAAAACCGGCTTAAAGCAGCGTTTGGCGAGGTTCAGGAGCGCCTCGCCCGCAAACTGCTGCCGCTGTTCGCCAAAGCCGCTGACATTGTCGTCGAGCTCATCGAGGTGTTCGAGGACGACGGCCTGGGCGGTGTCATCTCGAACGTGTCGCAACGCATCAAAGACGCGTGGCCGATGATCCGCACGCAGCTCGGCGTTTGGGCACGAGGGTTCGTGGATTGGGTCAGGCAGGTCGGGCCGCCGTTCCTCGCTGCCCTCGGCAACCTGCTGCTCAGGTTCGGCAGCTGGTTCATCGACGACGCCCTGCCCGTCATCATCGACAAGCTCGGCCAATGGGCACAAGCATTTATCGACTGGATCGGCCCGCTCATCCCGCCGTTCATCCGCACGCTCGGCGATCTCATCGCACAGTTCGCTGAATGGTTCATCGGTCCCGGCCTCAACATGATCGTCACGAAGCTCGGCGAATGGGCGCGTGCGTTCCTTGAGTGGGTCGGGCCGCTGATCCCGCCGCTGCTGCGCGAGCTCGGCAACCTGCTCGTGCGGATCGGCACCTGGATCGTCTCAGTCGGCCTGCCGCTGCTGGCTGGCAACATTCGCAGCTGGGCCGACGCTCTCGTCGACTGGATCATCGACGTCGCCCCTGACGTGCTCATCGCTATGGGCGGCCTGCTTTGGGACCTCGGCAGCTTCATCGGCAGAACCGCACGCAACCTCGGCGAAGACCTGATCGACGCAATCGTGCGAGGCATTGAGGCAGCTCCAGGCGCACTGATCGACGCTGTGAGCTCGCTGCTGCCTCGCGGCGGCATCTTCGGCGCAGCTGCCGACTTTATCTTGGGACGTGCAGCCGGCGGTCCGGTCAGCATCGGCAGCGCTCCGTACATCGTCGGCGAGTCCGGCCCCGAGCTGTTCGTGCCGACCGGCTCGGGCACCATCATGAACAACAACCGGCTCGGCATGATGGGTGGCGGCGGCGGCGACACGTTCAACATCACCGTGAACGTGCCGACCGGTAACGGCGACGACGTCGTGCGAGCCCTTCAAGACTACGTCCGCCGGCGTGGAGCGATCCCGGTCCCGGTCGGGTCGGCCCGGTACTGATGGCACAGATCACGACGTGGGCCGTGAACGTCGGCCGATACAGCGGCGCGTCGCTGTCCCTGACCGACCACGCCTCTCGCACTCTCGGCCTCAGCATCGACCAGCAATGCGACCCGGGCCAGCTCGGCACCGGCCGAGCCACCGTCACGCTCGACAACAGCGACGGCGAGCTCACGCCCGGCGGGTCAGGCACGTACGCAAACGTCGACTGGCTCACGTCGGGCCTGTTTCTTGAGGCCACCGTCGACAGCGTCAGCGTGTCCGTGTTTCACGGCGTCATCACAGACTTTGCGATGACGGATGACGGCAACGGCAATAGCGCCGTCACCCTCACCGCCCTCGACGTGTTCCAGGTCGTCGGCCGGCAGGAAGCGTTTCAGTATTCGATGACGAACACGTCGACAGCTGACCAGCTTTACGACATGACCTCGCCGCACCTGCTGACCAACGCTACGAAGGTGCCGACAATCGGCTACCCGACCATGCGCACGTATTGGGAGGAGCTGAACGCCTCGACCGCCAGCGTGGCGCACGACTTGCCAACGTCAGCTGGGACGGTCGTTCTCGGTGACGTCATCAACAACTCGGTAATGCCAAACGAGCAAACGGTGGCGTTCCCGACCATCCTTGACGATGACGGCACCTATGTCGCAGCCGATTCGTGGGTCGGGTTTACCGTCGACGGCCTGGCACGGGCCGGCGTGTACGCCACCGGCGACGTGTTTGTGTTCACCGAAAACGACCCGATGCCGACCGGGCAGCTGCCGTTCCGGTCGCTGGTGCGTGACTTTCACACCGACCTGATCACGAACGCTGCGAATATCACAGCGCTCAACGCCGGCACCGAACAGACCTACAGCGACGAGGACTCGCAGGAACGCTACGGATCACGCACACGCGTCTACCAGACAACGTCGACCGACGACGCCCAGGCGCTCTACACGGCGCAGCTGTGGGTCAACCGGTACTCGTACAAAGAAACGTTCGACATGACAGCAGCGGCGTTGCAGGTCAGCGACAGCATGGTGCAATCCCGCAACGCCGACGTGGCGAAGTGGCGTGGCCTGCTTGATGTCACCGTCGGCTGGTGGAACACCGCCAGCGTGACCTACACGCCGACCGGCGGCAGCTCCCGCACCGACGAGGTCGTCACTGTCGGCCGCACGATCGACGCCACACCTGCCGACACGACCGTCACGCTCCGTCTACGCCCGCAATCCGTGTACCTTGCCTTCATTCTTGATGACACGGAGCGCGGCGTGCTCGACACCAACAAACTAGGATGACACTGTGGCTGATCCCTTTCCCTTCGTTGCCGGCGCAACATTGACCGCCGCACAGCTCAACGACCTGGGCGACCTTCAGACATTCACGCCGACCTGGAACAACGTCACCCTCGGCGCATCAGGCACCGCCGTCGGCCGCTATGCCCAAATTCAGAACCTCGTTTTCTACAAGGCATCGTTTGACCTCGGCGGCACCGGCTCAATCACAGGCCACATCAACCTTAGCCTGCCCGTCGGCACCGGCGACACGTCAACTACCTATCACGTCGCATCGCAGGCGTGGCTACGACCAACCGGCGGCACGATCTATCACGGCATGTGCTACCAGTCGTCCTCGGCTCTGTTCCTTTATGCCTACCAAACAAGTGGCACCTACTCCGTGATCGACTCGGCAAACGCAACCGACCCGGCAACGTGGGACGCTAACGGCACGGCACACATTTCAGGGTGGTATTTGACGACATGATCGACTTGAGCATGGGTCCGCTGGACCCCGAAGAACCGACCGACGCCTACTGGCTTGAGCTGATGCGCGCCGAACGTGACCAGCTCCTCGCCGCTTCTGACTGGACGCAGGCGGCCGACGATCCGACCGGCAATCAGGCCGCTTGGGCTACTTACCGGCAACAGCTCCGAGACGCACCGGCGACCTGGACGCCCGGCCCGACCTGGACACCACCCGAGGCACCATGATGGACCGGCTGCGAGCTCATCCTGGCCGGCTCCAGGCCGTCATCGTCGCTGCCGTGGCGCTCATCACAGCGTTCGGCGTGAACTGGTCAGCCGAGCAGGTCGCGTCGGTCACGGCGTTCTCAGCGGCCGTGATTGCGTTGCTGCTCGAACCGCCGACCAGAACAGG